TATATCCCATAAACCAGGATCTTTGCCTAAAAGTTCTGCCTGTGCTCTACGAACTCTGTCTAATTCTCTTTCTTGTCCAATAAGAAAAGCAATATCATTTGCAATGTCTGTCCAATCAATACCTAAAGCATCGGCTACCGCTTTTAAATCATCAAGGGTCATGCCTGCGAAAGCCTTTATCATCTCTGCTGAAGACATTCCATATTGTTCATATCTTTTATCAATCTCACTTTGACGTTTTGCCATATAAGCGGCATTTGTCATTAACCCCATTTCTACTTTCATGAGATCAAACTGTTGTTGCTCCATCTTTGCAAATTCTTCGGCTGCTTTTGTTAAATCGTCAAGAGCTTTTTGAGCAGCAGCTAATTCATCTGCCATTCCTTTTGTATCAAAATCTGCAATTTGTTCTTCCAGAAATGCAATAGCTGATTCATAATCACCCTTACCAAGATCTGCCAGAATTTTAGCAAGTTCATCTTTTTTACCAGGAAGTAATAACTCATTCCCCATCATATCATCAAAATAATCAAGAGTAGTTTGCACTGAAGTCAGATATGTTTTAATCTGACGCAGATATTCTTTGGCTTGGCTATCAGATGTTCCCCTTATTTGATCATCAATTTCTTCCAAGACTGAATCAAGTTCCTTCCCCATTGCAATCCAATAATCAGCAATTTTGCTGGCATCGCCAACGCCAACATCACCCTGCATAAGATCCACAAAACCTTGAATACTATCCCTGATATCTTCCACATCACGTACAAAGGCCCTTAACGGTTTCAGATCACTTCTACCGCTTGGTGACATATTATCGGCACGCTCTTTCAGATCTGAAAGGTTAGTCACAAAATCATCCCAAGGGCCACCTTCGCCAAAATCTTTAAATAATGTATCTCCTGCATCTTTAAACATATCAAATAAAGAGCCAGGATCAAGTGCTTCAAATAGCTCAGTAAAATAAGCTACAAATAAATCAATATTTGCTGTTCCAGCTTCATGATCTGCGAGTAAACCAACGGCTGTATTATACTTTTTCCATTCTTCGTTAAGTCTTTCAACGTTCTTTGTTGCAGCAGCTATTTTTTCAGCAAGTTCTTTCTCTATTCCACTTGGAGTAGTGGCATCAATGTCAACACCGTATTTTGTTTTAAGTGCCTCAAATCCTTCCTTATAATCTTTAATAATATCTTTGATAGTTTTTTCAAGATCCGTTTCAGTCAATCTGTTACCAAGATCGAGCAATGTTTCCATCGCGTCTTCTAATGCATCGTAATATGCACCACTGGCTGCTGCAATTCCAAGTAACGCCGCATATAATTTCTGACCTGCTTCTGTAGTTAGATCAATACCTGCCATCAAGTCTTTAAAGCCTTGCCTTGTTTCAGGCATTTCTATATCGCCTTCAAATCCAGCGAATGCCTTTTTTAAATTTTTGAATAAGAATGCTGATTTTTCCGATTCTGTTAAGAATGCATCAAAATATGCCTGAGCACCTTCTGTAAATTTTTCAAGTCCACCCATCAAGTCTATTATCGCTTGACTCATTTCAATAGCGGCTTCTGCTGTTCCTTTGAATGACTGTTGTGTCATATCTAAAACAGACAGGAAAATTTCCTTTTCCATTACAAGCCTTACCGCAGTTTCAAAAAGACCTTCACCAACCTTTTGATATTTTTTAATGATATCCCCAAATAAGTCTTCTGCCATTTGATCAGTAAGGTTTGCAAAGAAAGCGGAGACAGCTTTGGCTATCTGATCAGCATCCATACCTTTTAGATCAAGTTTCATCTTTGGCAGGATGTACTCATAGACCTTTTGAACATCCACACCTAAACCTTCAGCTAATGATACAAAAGCATCCCCAATATTTTTAAATATTTTGGTAAGGAGTCTAATTGCATCTTTATCAAGATCTGCATATTCCGTCCAGTATTCGTTTTTATCATCGCTAAATATCCCACCTTCTGTGTGTTTGTGTATATCAGCGAATATCTTTGCTAAAACATCGCCTCCCTTTATGATATCACCCAGAAGTTGCTCATCGATTTGTATTCCGGCTGCCAATGCTTTTACATACCCACCGCCACCAAATAGAAAATCTGCTAACCAACCAAATAAACTTCCAACTAAGTCGGTCAGCCACCCCATAAGCATCCCAGTAAAACTCCCAAGTAATAAAGTATATTTCCCTATTGACTTAAAGAAATCGCTAAGACCATCTGTCATGCTATTCCAAACACTCTCAAATGGACCAATAAAATCAAACTCTGGAGTTTGAAGCGTACCGAAGCCCCCACCAACTCCTTTAATAAGTCCAGTTACAAGCCCTGTTATGTTTTGGTTTAATTGCTGAATCTCTGCATAAATTTTCAGTAAAGCCCCATACTGTTCAACATTAACATCTTCCAACATTTCAAGTGCGTTAGCTATTGATTCACTTGCAGTACCAGCTTCTGCTCCAAGGACTGTGCTTGGTGGAGGCGGTGGGGCAGAATCAGATCCTCCACCGCCACCAATAGACAATCCAACTCCTGATAGTAAAGCAGCCATAGCCGCTGCCATTGCTGCTACTCTTGCCAATGCGGTATAACCTTCTCCACCAGTACCAGCAGTAGCAATAGCAAGAACAGCTTGTAAAACAATTTGAGCCATAGTCGCAATCTTTTCTGCTGCTGCAAACATTTCACGCTCTTTGGAGTTCTCTGCAAACAGCATTTTTACTGAACCAAAAAGTTGTCCCCATGCACCTAATTGAGCAGATATCCCTTGTATCTGTGCTTCAGTAGCAGCGTTTCCTGCACTTTCTCTTAATTGTTTTTCTTTTTCAATGATTTTAGCAGCTTCTTTAAAACGCTCTTGCTCTGCCGCATTCATATCTTCCATGGCTTTTTCAAAAGCAGTTACCATTTGATCAAAAGAAACGTCTTCCATTTCTTGCTCTGCATCAAACATTTGAGGAACTTCAATTCCTTGTGGAAATAGTTTAGACCAATCTTTACTAGTAGCTCTTTCCTGCAGTGCTTCAATTTCTTTTAATACTTTTGGTAATTCTTCGTAAACATCAATCAATTTCATCATTGATTTTCTCATCTTGTTTATATTTTGAGACATTGAATCACCAAAAACATCTCCAGTAAATAAATTTTTAGCACTATCAACAACGGATTCGAATGTTTTTTCGTATTGTTGTTTCATCCATTCGTTTAGGGTTGCATATAACCTTTTCTGCTCCTCGGTAAAATCTCTTGTAGCAATGTCTTTTAATCCAAGTAGCTCCATAAACTTTTGGTATTCTAATTCAAGATATTCCTGCTGAGCATAAAGATACTCCTCTGTAATAACATTCATATCACCATACAAAGATTTCATCGCTTGGAGTTTATCGTTTCTGTAAGTTTCCTCTGACTTTACTTGTTTACCCATCCATTCCAAATATTTTAAATACACTTTTTGATCAATATTTTCTTCTTCATATTGTGCCGCAAGCACATCAAATTCTTTACGTTGTGCTTTGTATAATGATGAATATTCTTTCTTTGTATCACCCATTAGACCTTTTAAAAGTGCTAAAATTTTAGCGTACATTTCTTTGTGCAGGGTGACATTTTCACTTGAATATTCATCCACCATATCAATTTTGGCTACATAACTTAACGCTAATTTATTTAATTCTTCAACTATCACACCTTTCACACCTTCATCAGAGATAGCTGCTAATTGCTCTAACAATTTTTTGCTATAGGCTATTTCCATAGCAGTCAATTTTTTCCGTATTGATTCTGCATTGGAAATTACTTTTTTACTTATCTTTTCCCCTTCCTTTGAAATAAAGTCCTCATCAAACAATCCAGATTCTTGTAGCCCTCCTTGAAATGCTTCCATATAGGCTTCTGCACTTGCCACACCAGCATGTGTCATTACCATTTCGAAAGCGCCAACTGTATCTTCTAAGATATCTGTTTCCTCTATACCTATTCTTATTTTTAAATCAAATTCATCCTCCATTTCTGCCTGTTCAGCCATTAATGCAAGACGTTCTTGGTATAATCTGTTTGCTGTTATAAGAGCAGAGTTTAGATCGTTGACACCTATTACTTCATCTGTGATAGCTTGAAAGCCTTCTTCAACCTGCCCAAGTCCTTTGTTTAGTTGAGAAAGAGGAGATGCTATCTTTACAACCGCTTTTGCCCATTCTCCAAATAAATTAACAACACCTAATAAATGACCTGCAGTATTAATAGTTTTGATAATAGCTGAGAGTGCCTTTAAAGGTCCGACAGCCGCATCTTTTACCAATCCACCACCAGTAGCAAGCGCATCAAAAAAATCTTTAATCTCATCCTTATTATTGTTAATAACTTGTGCTAAATCCTTCAGAGCTTCTTTCAAATCATCAGCATACTCTAAAAATACCTCTATTGATACATCAACGATAACTGATTTCAATTTCTTAAAGGCAACCGTAGTAGTATCCAAACGTTCAATAAACTCATCGGTTTCACCTTTGGCATTATTCAAAGTCTCAGTAAATGTTTCTAACTGATCAATACCAGCAATCAATGTTAACATGGCAGGTGTAGACCTTAATCCAAACATATCTTTCAGTGTAGAAGTTAGTTCAGCAGCGCCCATATTCTGAGACGCTAATTCCTTTAGAATACCAATAAGATTTGTTGATTCAAGACCAAGGGATCTGGCCGCTCCAATAGACTTAAGAAAGGACATACGAAGAGCACGCCCAGCTATACCTGCTTTGATACCAGACTGGGATAGAACACCAATCATGGCTGAAACTTGCTCAACTGTATAACCTAACTTGGAGGCAACAGGAGCCACAAATTTCATGGCTTGCCCCATACTTTCAATGTTGGTGTTACTACGTGTGATAGTACCAACCATTACATCAACGACTCTACCTAATTCATCTGCCTCCAAACCAAATGCACGCAATGTATCTGTGGCAATATCTGTTGCACGGGATAGATCCATCTCACCAATCAGGGCGAGATTAAGAACTCCACCTAATGCCTTAATAGACTCCGCAGCATCGAAACCAGCCATACCCAAAAAACGTAGGGCGTTAGCTGATTCAGTGGCTGTCCAGACTGTGGTTTCGCCTGCTTTTCTGGCAGCATCGGCCAACATTTCAAACTCAGCTGTGGTCGCACGTACAACCCCACCAACTATTGCCATTTGGTGTTCAAAATCAGCACCAGCTTTCAATGCTTCTATAACAGCATGTACAGCTCTACGCATAGCCATATAGGAAAGTGTAACAGCAGCAACATGGGGTATTAAATTACGAATGCCTTTACCTTGTTTCTTCACTGCTGCTGTGCCACTTACCACACTATCGCGTAATTTCTTATTTGCAGCAGTTAATTTTGTATTTGTAGCTTTTAATCGTTCATTAGCAGATTCTAATTTTTTAACCTGCATCTCTAATTTCTTAGATGCAGATGTGGTTTTATTAAATTCAGATTGAAGACCAGATAGACCCCTCCTCTCTATTTTTTTGAGAGTGTTATTTAAGCCAATAAGTACATCAACAGTAGATTTTGTGTTTATCTTTATCTGTTGAATAGCTGATACAACCTTCTCAGTACCTTCAGCACTAACAACAAATTTTACATTAGATATTGCCATAATTAAAAACCACGAAAGGCCAAGGACCTACCTTCGCGGTGGCGCTTGACCTTTTGATTTACTTTTGTTTTTCTTACGTTCTGTTTCACTTTTTTCACCCTGCCACTTTAGATATTCGGAGTCTAAAACTCCAACAAATTTAAGGTAGTTAAGCTGTTCTTCGAGAGAATCAACGCCAAATATTCTAAAGTAACTTTCATATGCAGGGAGAGGTATATA